CCCCCCCCAGACCCCCCTGGCAATATCCCACGTTTTCTAACGACTGGGGAGCCCCCCTCAAAAGGGGGAAAACACCCCGCTCCCCAGATCTGGAAAACAAGGGGGAGCTAACGATGGGTCCGTGGGTCCGTGGGTCCAACCTATATATGGTAATACTAGGCTAACGCAGGCATATATAGGTTGGAACGCTCCTAACACGGAACGGAGCGAACCGAACACAGAACGGAACAAACCGAACACAGAACGGAACAGACAACGCCTAACGTTTCTATAATTTTTCCGTCCGACGGGCGTAGCTGGAGATTGCGAAAACTTCGGTGTGTTCAAAGTGCGGAGTTCAATAGCGAGTTGAACGTCGAGGTGTTCGAGAAAAAAAACACGAACGGCTGCTCCAAATGCAAAAATTCTTTCACAGACAGATTCAGAATAATGAGAGGATCATTTTTCTGTAAAAAAGTTGCATTTTGGTGAAAGACCCAGAACGTTCCGGAACGTTCGGAAGTTCGTGGCCGGGAGCCGTTTTACGAGCTAACCAGAGAGCAGATGCAAATTCCAAGCATGGTTATGCCAACAGTGATGTAGACACTACCCAACAAAATTAGGTTGTGTTTATATTCGGGAGCCGAAAGCGCTACCGACAAAATAAGCGTGCGTGTTTTCACCACAAATCAAATTCCGAGTTACCGCTCTATCCTCTCTGATGAGCTCTGAGAACAAGAAATCTGCTGCCTCCCAGGCTGCCAAGAAGGGCATCAAGCGCAAGGTATTGCGTAACCTCTCTTCTCGTTTTCCTAAAAACGCCAAAGTCATGGAAGAGAGCTTACCTCTGGATTTCTACCTTAAGGCCAAGGCCGGAGTCAAGGACCCGGCTACCGAGCGCGAGATCGAGAAGGAGGGCAAGGCCGCCAAGGCGGCACAACTCAAGCCGATCAAGGAAGAGCCGATCGAGATCTCCGACGACGAGGCACCCACCAAGCGCCGCAAGCTCAACGCCGGCTACACGCCCAACTACCCGTCCAACTACCTCGAGGCCGAGGCCGCGTACGTCGCTGACCACGAGGCCAAGTACGAGAACGCCGAACATGAGACGGCCGCGGGACCCGACAACTTCGAGGTCCCAAAGACCCCGGCCCCTGGAACCCCCGCCCCTGGGGCTGGCGCTGGATCTGGCGCGGGACTTGTCCGGACCGATGGAGCTACCCTGATGGCCCAGGTACGAAAATGGGTCAAACAGGGCGTTCACCCTCAATGGGCGTTGTATCAGCTCCGCAAGGCCGACGCACTCGCCCAGCCCAAGCCCAAGGCCAAGAAGGCTGTCGAGACCTACGACGAGGTACTGTGGGACTCCATTCTGTCTCAATGCAAAGATTGGGAGGCCAGGATCGGCAAACTGCCGGGCCTCCGCAAGGACCTGGTCTCCCTCCAGACGAAGTCGTTCACCGCTCGTGCTGCCACCTCTGTTGCGTCTTTGCTGGACTAGACGGCCAGACGTGCTTTGGGTGTGCCCAAAGGTTGTGTCTGACGGATTGAATGTTACGTAATTCAGACATTGGCCGAAATCCTGTCTCTGACTCGCAAGGGAGCGAACAAGCACCGAGTGTTGACCTTGTACAAGGACTTCTTCACCAAGTACCCAAGCATGGAGGACGAGGTCTTCGACGAGACACCCCATGGCGAGAAGGTCGACTGGAGCGACAACGAGATCTTCGGCGACTCAGACAAGGAGAACGACGAGCCGATGGACCAGGCGCCAGAAGAAGAAGAAGAAGTCGGCGAGTGCGTGGCCTGCGGGGAGACCGATTGCGACGGCTCCTGCGTCAAGTCCAGTAAGCTCAGTGACTTCTGTCCTGAGTGCAAGACCAACAACAAGCTGCGTGGCTATCGCACTGATTGCGACACGTGTATGTCTGCGTAAATGTAGAACGCAAAGACAAGCGCGAATCGCGCTCTAAGTACTTCTTGATCACCGACAACAAGGCACAACTGAACAAGTGGGACCGCGTCAAACAAATGGAGAACAAGGAGCTCGTTCGAGGCGTCTGGCAACTCGAGAAGGCACCAGAAACGAACCGGCTGCATGTCCAAGCCTATGTGGTTTTCACCAACAAGGTTAGGTTCTCTGACATCAAAAGGCTGTTCCAGATGGACCACCTGCACATCGAGAAACGCAAGGGCACCGAGGAGCAAGCAAGTGCCTACTGCAAGAAAGAAGAGTCCCGTCACTACTTCGAGGACGACTCCTGCTACATGTGGGAATTTGGCATTTTCATTGTAGCCAACGAGTAATGTTGTGCAAGGGTCGAATTCGGAGCACCGACTCTCGGCAAAGGAGGCACCTCTGATGAAGCAAAAGCCATTCAAGGTGTCAAGGAAGGCAAATCACTCAAGTGGGTGGCCGAAAACCACCCGGCGGCGTTCGTAAGACGACACAAAGGTTTGGGCGTTCTGCGTTCCACGCTTCAGGAAGACCGCAAGGACGGCCAGAAGATTGACGGCCTGTACATCTACGGCCCTACGGGCACAGGCAAAACGACCTTCGCAGTGCAGTACGCGAAGGACCTCGTAGCAGAAGGCAAGTACAACGCCTGGTATCTGCAGCAACCCAAAGGCAACTGGTTCGACGGCTACGACGGCGAAGAGATCCTGATTCTCAATGAGATCACCGGCGGCCTCTCTGAGTCCATCAGCTACACGACCCTGCTCGCCATGTTCGACCCGTACAAGATGGAGCTCGCCGTGAAGGGAAGTTTCACCCCTCTGCGTGCTAAGCTCATTATCATGACCAGCAATCTGCACATCGACGGAGTCTTTCGAGGAGAATACAACCAAGGGCAACTCAAGCGCCGCATGACCAAGGGCATCATCGAGATGAAGCACAAGTACGTGAAGGACGACGACGTTGACGAGTTCGCAAGTGTCGACGACTGGAAGGCGGGAAGGGCAAAGCCAAAGCCGCGAAGGGAGGAGAAGAAAGTGTGAAATGGGCTAATCTTGCTGACTAAAGTTCACCCATCACACAACGCCTCAAGCTTTCTTGCTCTCAGCCTTGCGCTCCTCCGGAGGGTCCTGAGCCGGAACCATGACCCATTTGCCTGACTTGGGATCCAGCCGGGTAGTGGGCTGGCGCGCAAGCGCGCCGGTGGGGGTCTTGGGAAGCTCCTTGAAACCACCGAGGCCGAGGCCAGGAGGAACATCAACAGCCTTCTTGCCGACAGGAGCACGGTACTTCTGCTCAAAGGCCTCAACAGGAGCAGAAGGGAACCCCTGGAAGAACTGAGTGCGGCCAGCAGCAAGCAGACGAGAGTTGATGAAGCGAGTCACGCGAGACTCAATGGTGTCCGGAGCCCACTCGGAGTTGATGGCGATGATGAAAACATCACCGTCGTTGCCGCCACCGTCACCGGGAATGGCAGCATCGGAGTTGGCGCCAACGCTGATGGTGTTCGAAGGACTCGGCTCGTTGATGGTGAACGCAATCAGGCTCATCAAGAAAGAAGCCTCAAAGGCGTTGTTGGAAACCCATGAGGGGCTGGTCATACCAGCAAACTGGTCAGGATCGCGACCAAAGAGCTTGAGCTCGTCCATAGCCGTGGTGTCTGAAATGGCCCAGCCAGCAGGGAACTGCGCGGATGTGGTGTAGGTCACCGAAGGGCCACCAATGAGGTAGACGCAGATGTAGTTGCCCGGAGGGTAGCTGGACAAGTCCATGTGCGATGGAGAAGCACCGGCCTCGTTGACGAACACCGGCGCAGGCAAGGTGATGTCAGGAACGGCCTTGACATCGGCGGGATCACCCCAGAACACCTTGCAGTCCTCTCCAGGGCCGAACTTGCCAGCGTAGAACGGGAGACCGGCTCCCTCGGAAGCGATGGTCTGGCGAGGCTTCAGGAAGCGGATGTGGTACGAAACCCACAGCTGGCCAAGGGTGTCACCAGCAACCTGCGTGCCGGTCGAAGCAATGCTGAAGTTGCAAAGGTCGTGGAAGCGGGGATCGTCGTCAACACCGGGGACGTCGGGTCCGTTGTGAGTGACAAACAACACCTTGAGCGGATTCTCCTTCATATCACACTCGATCGGGTGAATCATGTTCTCAGAAGGCTTGCAGGACACGGAATACTCGTGATTGAGCATTGACTGCTCGTCGGTAAAGGGGACCTTCACGACGTTGTACTCGGAAGCCATGATGATGTTGCCGAGGTTGCCGGAAGCGCCGGTGCCGACAACGGCATCAGAGTAGGTGGAGACGAACTCGAACACACAGCCCAGAAGCTGGTACTCCTCGAAGTTCTCGGCGACGTTCTTGGCCCAAGGGAAGGTGGAGATCTCGCCGGGATTGACGGCAAACGTGGTCCGCTTGAACTGACCGACGGTGCCAGAAGCAGTGACATAGCCGAGGTTCTCGCGGTGCGCGATCTCCACGCCACGGCCATGGGTGGCGAACTTGGGAACCTTGTGGCCGGTGATCATCATGCGGCGGGGCGCCATGGAGTTGTGGCGAACCTTGTAAGAGCCGGTCTTGTAGTCGCCCATGCCGAAGATCTTGCCGACGTCACCGACGACGCCGCTCACGAGGGAACCGGCGGTAGAGCCGATGGAATGGCCAATAGCGCCACCCACGTCGGAGAAGTAGTCACCGCGGCCGCGAATGTAGCCAGGTGTGCCGAGCATGCGGTAGTCACCTTTGCCACGAAGGACACGGCGGTGAGCAGGCCGGCGGTAGGCAGCACGGCGATGATGCACACGGCGACCTACCATGACCAGAAATGTAGTCAGGATCGTGGTGAGGATCGACAACCCGAGGAAAAGGATCGCGAAGACGAGGGCGATCGGTTGAACGAAAACGGATCTCGTCAGCAAGCAGCTTCTCGGCCCGAGCACGCAGACGCTCCGGGTACAGGTAGGGATAGGAAAAGGCCATATTACGAGCGAACTCAGCAGCAGAAATGCCGCGACGTGGAAAACGCTCACGGTAACCGCGATTGACATGCATCAATTCACGATGCATAGAATGCCAAGCAACAGCGTGATGGCGACGAAACCCAGGCTCACGGCGATGCGTACCAAGAGGCTTGCGAACGTACACAGGCTTAACAGCCTTGTACGACGCCTTGCGGAAAGCTGGCTTCTTAGTGGTGGAGATACGCTTTCGCGCCGCGCCTTTCGCGGACCACTTTCGAGGAGCAGCAGCACGCGGGAACAACGTGGACACACGACCTCGTGAGGCATATGTGTTATTGCGGCGAAACATCGCAAAACACGCAAGAAAAAATGAGTTGGACCACAGAAAATTCGGGTCCCTCCCGATCCCTCCAGCGACGCAAAAGCATCGGATATGCATTGCAAATGCAACGCTGGGCAAGCCTAACGCGCAGAAAGCGCGCTAGCATCAAAGATGCTGTTTTTCGCGGAAAAAGCAGGTCTTGCAAAAATCCGCCTGCGGCGGGCCCGCTTCGCGGCTGGGGGGCGCCCGGCGCCCCCCAGACCCCCCTCGAGCATTGCATGCAGCCTCGTTCTCCTCCTCGCAAGCTCGTCGTCGAACGATTACGAAAATTGAGTACCTGGGGGGGGCTAGCCGCCCCCCCCAGACCCCCCTGGCAATATCCCACGTTTTCTAACGACTGGGGAGCCCCCCTCAAAAGGGGGAAAACACCCCGCTCCCCAGATCTGGAAAACAAGGGGGAGCTAACGATGGGTCC